TGGTTTTACTCGTAAATAATCATTTTATGATATATTTTGAAAATATATATGTCATCAATGGAAATGAATATAGAATTAAACAATAATATTCAAATAGATAAACCGTATTTTCAAAAAATGGTATTTATCATGAATGCTTTAGACACAGGTTGGTCCATAAAGAAAAACGGGGACAGTTATATATTTACTAAAAAACACGAAAATAAACGGGAAGTATTCATGGAAAATTATTTAGAAAATTTTGTGGTATCTAATATGCAATTTAACAAATAATTTTTATTTCAATACACATTATGATGCCATGTATTTGAAATAATTTTTATTTATGCTGTCAAAATCGTGTTATATATATTATATATTCTTTATCTATATATTCATTTATTTAGCAAAAAGTCTATTATTTTTTTCTTTTTGTAGTATATAAAAAAATGGCTGGTGGTCTTATGCAACTTGTCGCCTATGGCGCCCAAGACGTTTTTCTTACAGGAACCCCTGAAATCACATTCTGGAAGGTATCTTACCGCAGACACACCAACTTTGCTATGGAGAGCATTGAACAGACATTCTCTGGACAGGCTGATTTTGGTCGCCGTGTAACATGCACAATCTCCAGAAATGGCGATCTTGCTTACCGCACATATCTTCAGGTCACACTTCCTGAAATTAACCAATCTCTTTTGGCCAGTGGTGCTGGAAACGATGGAGTTTATGCCCGTTGGTTAGATTTCCCCGGAGAGCAACTCATTGCCCAGGTTGAAGTTGAGATTGGAGGTCAAAGAATTGACCGACAATATGGTGACTGGATGCACATCTGGAACCAACTTACCATGTCATCTGAGCAACAGAAGGGTTACTACAAGATGGTTGGTCACACCACCCAACTTACATACATCACTGACCCCACATTTGCTGATGTTTCTGGACCATGTGCCTCTTCCGGTGGACCTTCCCAGGTTTGCGCTCCCCGCAAGGCTCTTCCTGAGACCACTCTTTACATTCCCCTCCTTTTCTGGTTCTGCAGAAACCCTGGTCTTGCTCTTCCTCTTATTGCTCTTCAATACCACGAAGTCAAGATTAACATTGATTTCCGTCCTATTGGTGAATGCTTGTGGGCGGTGAAGTCTCTTTCTGCTGGAACTGGAAATGTCACAGTTTCATCTGCTTACCAACAGTCTCTTGTTGCTGCTTCCCTCTATGTTGATTACGTATTCCTTGATACTGATGAACGCAGAAAGATGGCACAGAACCCTCATGAATACCTCATTGAGCAGGTTCAGTTCACAGGTGATGAATCTGTTGGATCATCTTCCAACAAGATCAAGTTGAATTTCAACCATCCTTGCAAGGAACTTATCTGGGTTGTCCAACCCGATGGTAATGTTGATTACTGTGCTTCCCTTGATAACACACAAGTGTTATTCAAGACACTTGGTGCTCAGCCATTCAACTACACTGATGCCATTGATGCTCTTCCCCCTGCTATCCATGCATTCGGTGGACCTGCTGAAACCAGTGGTTCTCAGGCCTTTATCACCAGCACTGGTCTTTTCCAGATGCCTGGTGCTATTGATGCTTCCGGACTTAATGGCAATGTTGACTGGGCTTCTGCTAACGGTAATCTTACCCCATTCCAAGACCAACTTGTTGTAGGCCCAAGTGGATCATCTCTATCTGATGCCGGAACATTCGTTCTTGCCGAGACTGCTCTTGACCTTCACTGCTGGGGTGAAAACCCAGTTGTTACTGCCAAGTTGCAACTTAACGGACAGGATAGATTCTCTGAGCGTGAAGGATCTTACTTCGATGTTGTTCAACCCTTCCAACATCACACCCGTGCCCCAGATACTGGTATCAATGTTTACTCATTTGCTCTTCGCCCTGAGGAACACCAGCCATCTGGAACATGCAACTTCTCCCGCATTGACAATGCCGTCCTTCAACTTGTTCTTTCTTCAGGAACTGTTCAGGGAACTGCCACTGCCAAGGTCAGAGTTTATGCTGTCAACTACAACGTCCTTCGTGTCATGAGTGGTATGGCTGGTGTTGCTTATTCCAATTAAATATTTTATTTATTGTTTTTATTTTTGCATATATTACAAAACTCATAAAAAATAAAAAATATAAAATAAAAAATAAAAAACATTCCCATTTTTATATAATATAATATGTATTATATAAAATCGTCCATAGTGATCACCCACTCACCCCCTGTAATCAAATTGTAAAATAAATATAGAATAATAATGATGTATAATTCATAGTCTATGAACATGAAACATCTTATTGCGGTATCTCAACTCACACGTTCTACTGTGAATTCCCTCATTCAAAATGCAGATAAAATGAAACATATTGTCAATAATAAAATCGTAGATGACCGTCTACGCGGTAAAACACTTATATCATTATATTATGAACCGTCTACGCGAACTATGTGTTCATTCCAGAGTGCAATGTTACGTCTGGGTGGTTCCAATATTTTTATTGCGGATAAATTCTCAAGTAGTGAAAAAGGTGAATCATTGGAAGATACAATACGTACACTCAATTGTTATGGAGATGCGATTGTAATGCGACATCCTGTCAAAGGAACCTCGCAAACTGCAGCGGCAGTATCTAATATACCTATTATCAATGCCGGGGACGGCAATGGAGAGCATCCTACACAATCCTTATTGGATATTTATACTATATATAGTGAATTTGGACATATTGGTGGAAATGTAGATTATGCTCCTATGCGCATCACATTTGTAGGTGATTTGAAAAATAGCCGCACAATACATTCCCTAATACAATTATTATTATTATATGATAATATACAATTTATTTATGTTTGTCCTCCCGGATTAGAAATGCCAGGTGACATTGTAGATAAAATAACGAATATGGGTATAACACAAATAACAAATATGGATTTACACGAAGCCATTGGTATCACAGATGTATTGTATATGACGCGTATTCAAAAAGAACGATTTGATAATATAGATGAATATAATAATATACTTCAATCGCAATCCACAACTTATCAATTGAGTACCGAAATATTAGTTCTTGCAAAACCAAAAATGATTATCATGCATCCACTCCCGCGTAATAATGAGATTCCAACAGAAATTGATAGCGATCCACGTGCAGTATATTTCAAACAAATGCAATATGGGTTATATATGCGTATGGCATTATTAGATTGGATTATATGTGAAAAAAAACAGAATAATTCAAACAAATCTGATATGGATTATAATGGCGTATGGCATTATTAGCACTTTACATGAATTATTGTCTTGCAACGCAGAGGGAAAGGATTAGATATTACTACACATTGTAGAAGATTCCACAAAAGATGAATTATTATATTGAGTGTAAGCGTGAAAAAATTGAAATACATTTTATTGTCCATTTATATGAATATCAAGCCTCCCAAATCCAAATAAAATGACATCTATTCACTGCGCCGATATTAGCATTTACGATTATAATGATTTGGAAAAACAGCTTCCTGAATATCATGTTCCAAGTAATATGGGAGAACATTTCTATATTACTATATTTAACCCTTCACATGAACGGATATCGCCAGGTGAAGTTTGTTTAGATAAAGGGTATACCGTTCCCAATACATTAAGATCATGTATAGAGTACCCAAATAACATGAATTATTTGTATGGGGAAAGGGTTAATGAGAATGAGAATGATATGGCGGATATTACAAACATGACAGAAGATGATACGGATGATGATGATAGTGATGATAGCGATATTGAAAATGCAAAGGTAAAAGCAAAAGCAAAACGAAAACCAACGGTAACAACAGCAACAACAACAACACAAAAAATATTATCTAATGTTGTGACAAAGTTTTTGAATATGGTTAATCATTTATCATACATAGAGTGCCCGATACTTTGCTATAGTGGCACTCAAAATGCATGAATTATTATGTTGCAACGCGGAGGTAAAGAGTTAAAACATCTGAATTTCAAATACAGATTGTTCGTTTAATTATATAGTAATTAATATTTTTATATATTAAATTATGAGTTTAGAAG